CACGCAGCTCAGTCTCAAGGAGACGGGTAGCCACGAACTGGAGTGCGGGCGGAACAATGAGCTTCTTCGGCTTAGCAGCAATCAGCAGCCCGCGCTCATCCGTCCAAGCGGCGATCTGAATGACGGCGTTCTCAAGAGACGTCTCGTTCAGGTCCGTGGGGGTGGTGGGGATGTTGCTGTTGGTGCCGCCAGATACCAGCGGGTGTGCGTTAGAGAACAGGGCTACGTTGTCACCGCCTGGGTAGTTGGAGTCAAAGCCGTTGTTCAGAACCGCAGCCGCTTTCACCTGCTTGGTGTAAGACATAGCACGGGCCAGCGCTTTGGTGTAACGAGCAGACAGGCTGTCGTACAGGTTGTCCTCGATGGCCTCTTCGGTCAGCGAGAAACCCAGAGCAATGGTTTCGTGGTTATAGCGAGCCGTCCAGGCTTCCTGGGCATTGTCATAAGCGATGGCAGAACCTTCGTTCTTAACCGGCGCTGCTGAAAAGCCAGAGAGCTTGGTTTCCTCTTCAAAAGAACGCTCGGAAGTCTCGGTTTCGTAGATTTCCTTGTGCTCTTCGCCGTAGCGAGCATACTCCAGACCAAACAATGCGTTCAGGCCAGGGAGAAGCTCTTTCAGTAGTTGTGCGCGTGAAATAGCCATGATTTAGCTCCTTAAGCAATGCCAAGCGGGTTGTTGTACATATGACCGCCGGATGACACGCCATCACCATCCATCGAGGGAGCATTGATCTTGACGATTACCTCTGGGAACAGAACGTTTCCACTAGAGATATAAGAAGTGTCAGGAACAACATCCACAATACGGATCGGTTTAGTTTTAGCGGTTCCGGTGGTTGCGTTAATAGCAACTGCGGAATTACCAGTCACCGTCGATCCAGTGTTTTGCACCAGGTCAGCATTTTCACCAATTGCACTGTACTGAACGCCAGTAACAACCGTCGTGCCAGAGACCACAACAACCTTAAACAGAGTGTCAGGATCGTCAGCAATGATGGCGTTAATAAACGTACCAGTGGGAACAGTAATCGCACCAGGGTAAAACTGTTGGAAACGAATCTGCTTGCTTGTGGGGTCGGTGTATGTACAGCCAAGAAAGACGCCAGCAAATCCCGTTGAAGGACCCGTGGAGGTTTCATTAGCTAGAACAACAGTGCCGTCCGTTGTCAGTTTTACCAGATCGCCATAGAAGATTGCCGTTGCATAAGCACTGGCAATACGACGATAGCGAGTTGCTCCGGCAAAGACCTGACCGCCGATCAAATTGATCGGTTGCAAACCATAAGGCTTGCTAACAGTAGGGTAAGCCATTTTTAACTCCTAAGTTTAAGTTCCTTTACCAAAGCTATGCGAAGACTTCCGCTCTTTAAAGATTGGCATCCTCGGATCGCTTTGCCGCATTAGGTTATTGTCCACGGCTTCCGTCTGAGCTGAAGTTTGGCTCCGATAGTATTCAGAGCGCTGATTTACGAACTCTTCTGGTGCCTTGCACAACAACAGTCCACCGATCTCAATGTTGTCTTTAAAACGACTATTGGGATCAATGAGCAGTTTGAATTTAGGTTGCTCCTCAACTAATACCGGCTCCCATCCCTCTCTGATTTTGGTCGAAAGGTTACGAGGGTCAGCCTGGTTTAGCATCGAGACGCGAATCCAACGGTAGGCATACCCAGCCTGTTTGTCTGGCTCAGGGAGCAGCTCAGGTGGCATCCACTGCTTAGGACGCTCACTAACTGCTCGGGTTGTCAATTCACGTGATAATTTGCTTTCAGCCATTTTGGGCCTCCAATTTTTTAAGTTCTAAGGCATATTGCTGTGGTGTCAATCCCAACTTCTTAGCCAAGGCTACTTGGCTCGCTTTCAACCGTATCTTGTTAGATGCGGTGCTGCGTACTGCTGGGGCTACCACCGTGCTCGGCTTTGTACGAGGCTCAGCTTTTGCCTTTGGAACCTCGGCCTCCTCAAAATTCTCTGGAAACCGTTTGCGAATTGTTCTGTCCAAAATCGCGTAATACTCATCCGACCCAATTACGACCTCGCCAGACTTTTTAAGTTTTTCGTGTAAACCTAAAGCGGCTGCGGTCATCTCGTCATCTTGCCCATACCATGGGTTGCGTTCTTGCCACGCAGCCAGTTTAGGATTAGCTGGACGAGGAGGTTCTTGAACCGGTTGATTGCTTTGTACCTCAAAATTTTCTTCATGTAAAGTGGGCATCCGAAACTGCTGGGCCTGCAATACTTTTAAATTAGCCGACTGCATAGACTGCTGGGCTTCAACTATTTTGTCGGCATCCCCGGAATCGTATGCTTCTCGGTATGTCCTCTTAGCCATTTCTAGCTCTAAATTAGCGGCATTTTGAAGAGTGCTGGCATATTCCTTACCACCTGTATCCAGCATCTGTTTAATCCGCTTATTCTCGTCCATTAGCTTCTGGGCGAGACGAACTGCCTCTTGCTGTTCACGATAAGCAGCCTCTTTCTCGCGGCGCTCATCGTGCCAGACCTTACGCATTTGTTTGAGCTTCTGTTTAACTTCCTCGTCGTATGCCTCAAGGTCGTCTTTCTCAAGCTCTTCTTTGAGTGGTACAGGTAATGGTTGACGGCCACGGTCCTCTGTCGGGGTATCGTCTTCTATTTCTACCTCTACCTTATCGTCACCGTCAGTTTCCATGGTGACACTAAGTTCCGTTTTTTCGTCGGGAAACTGAAATTCGTTTTTATCTAATTCAGGCATCTTGTCCTCCTGTTATTTACGTTTGATGCCGCGAGGGTCTTGAACAACGGCCTCTACTGAGTCGTCATTAATTAACCTAAATTCGCGTCCGTGGATTAAAAGCCGTGTACCAGCATTGGGCCTAACTAATACAAAGTCACCTTTCTTACACCACGGACCTGTGGGGAACCGAGAAGTATCTTTGTAGCAGTCGGGACCGAGAGCCACAACCCATAAAACGGTTGTTAAGACCTCTTCGTAGTGAATGGTTGTATCTGCTTTAGCCAATCCACTGTCGTACTCTTTCTCTACCTCTGGTATTGCACACAAGATGCGGTATCCAGATGGTTGAGGTAACTGCCTAGCTTTTTCTTCATTTGTTGCTTCCAGGTCAATTGCGCCTACAACCTGGGGTTTATCGGGATTTGTACCGATAAGGATTTCACTCATCAGAGTTCTCCATCTTTCGTTTAAGGTCTAATGCGTACCCCCTTGCAGTGAGCAGACCCCGGATCTCACCGCAAATTCTTTTGTATTCCTCAAAGTCCTCACACCGCCCTTCTGCCAGGAAGTCTTTTAGCTGAGAAACTTTGTCGTCGGCTTGTTCAACGATTACTTCTAAAGCATCCATTACTTAGCCTTTGGTTGTTGTGGTTGACTCTGCATTTCTTTCTGATGCGCTTGGCTAGAAAGCTGCTTGGCGATGTCGGCACCAAGGCGAATGATTTCTTTCTCTCGTCCATCACGCATCTCTGCTGCTGCTCTAATGGCATCCATCTGTTGTTCGGCCTGAAGTTTTTGTTTGGCCATCTCATTCTGAGATATGATCCGCCCGGCCTCAATCTCCTGCTGGCGTTTGCGTATCTCAAGATCAGCCATGTCCTTCTGTGCTTTGCGTTGGACTTCGGCTTGTTTAAGTGCCAGCTCTTGTTGCTGCATTTGGATGATCGGATCTTGGGCCTGCTGCTGCGCTTGTTGTTGTGCAACTTGCGCCTGGTTTTGTGTTAGTAATCTTTGTGCGGCTTGAGCAAGCATCGGGGCAAGACGGGCTTCAACTTCTGGGTTAATGTGGATGTCATCACCAGCTTCGTCTTGATTGGGCGGAAGATTGAACCCAAGCTGCAACTCAATCTGCTTGCGATACTCCATGCCAAGGTGCTCATTAATGTGATTCATCATGGCTGCTTGTAACTGGGGCGCAGTTGGGTTGTTCTTTAATAACTCTTGGATCATCGGGTCTTGCATAGCCGCCATGTGAACCGTGATATGCGCCCTGTGGTCCTGGTACATAAACGCTTTGACGGGTTTGTTTTTGAGGATGTTTTGGTTCTCTGTAACAGGATCTTCTGGTTTCTGATCTTCGTCCATGGGAACTAACTTCTGCGCGTCTTTAATCCCTAATACGTCGAGCATCTGCCTGTGAAGAAGCGGAAGGTTATAGAGATTGGGAGCCGCCTGCGCCAACTGCATGACCGCCTGATACTGAACGATCTTCTGCGCCATCGTTGACGCGTTTGGATCGGATACCGGGATGACATCAACATCGTCATAGTCTGTTTTCTTCGCCCTGCGGTGTCCGTCTACTGGCTCATAGTTGTACTCATCAGGTGTGTATGCCGCGATGATCTGCTTGAGTAACCCAAGCTCCTGCTTCATCGAGTAGTGCACGCGAGCCTGGACCGCCGACATGGTTTTGAGCGTGCGCTCAAGGATTGCCAGCGTAGTCCCCACCGGCGCCTGGGCAGACATATCAGAGATCTGAAGGTCTGCTGTATTTGCAAACCTACGGCCCTCTTCAATTATCGTGTTGAACAACTGATACAGAGTCTGACTTGGCTCTTTGTACGGCAGCGGCATCAGGTTGTCTTTAATAGAACCTGACGGGACATCTACGTCACGGAACTCGCCTGGAGCTATCGGTGTATCGTCGCCCTTAACGCGCAGACCCCGCGCTTTAAAGCCTCCCGGCAGATTCGATAATGTTCCAGCATCAACCAACTGACGAATGAGAGAAGTACCAGACTTGGCAAAAGCACCAACAAGGTGAATAAGACCGAAATAGTAAAACCCAAAGCCCGGAACGTATCCGTAATGAACAAAATGCTGTCTCTTTGCATAAGTCTCATCGTCTGGCTCCCAATTGCGACGGATAGCTAGGATCTGATTAGACCCTTTCTCGATGGTCACGACGTATGGAAGCGCAATACCCGTTAGTTCTCCATCGTCATCCCTATGCTCATAGCCAGGCAGGTCAAGCTCGACGTGCATCTCCAGGATCTTGTAGCGCGAGTCGCTTGTTGCTCTGAACCCCAGCTTCTCAGCGATCTTTTTCTCTACTTCGTCGAGGATATTGTTGGGGGGACCGAGATCTACGTCTGCATAAAATCCAGAGACTTGGAGACGACGTAGTTCATTCTCTGTTTTCCGCATAACGTGGGTAACACGCTCGGCAGACTCAAGATCAGAGGCACCATAAGGCACGACAATGTCCTCTGCGGGGACAAAAATAGACACTTGCCGCTCAATATTGGGGTCGTAATAGACCTTTTTGAACGCGTTACCAGAAAGTCCAAGGCCCCAGAGCATTCGCTCATGTTCAGGACGGTATTCCTTCATCACATCCATCAACTGGTAGTTCATATCGTCTTGAACGCGCTTTGCAGCCTCTTTTTTCTCAGGCGTTTCTTTGCCGACGATTTGTGTCTTGACCGGCCCCGAGGCAGGAAACGTGGACATCATGGTTTCTGCCTGAAATTTCACCAAGGCTTCAGAAAGTAACGGGTGATACACGCCACAAGCACCTTCCCATGGCTCAGCCCGCTCTTCGATCTTCATTCCAAGGAGTTCTAGGCCGTCTACATAGGTCTGAATCCAGTCTTTACGGGAAGAAATGTCGTCGTCGTAGTCGCCAATCAACTCCCCAGCCAGACTAGCTACAACTTCATCGTCCATAAAATCAACGAGGTTGGCATTGAAGTCCTCGTCAGTCATCTCTTTCTTATCAAGCTCTATTTCTAGGTCGCCAATTCCGATCTTTACGGACTCTGGGTCCTCAATTTCAATCTCGATTGCCGGCTCCATAGACTCTAAGGTCTCTTCCGTTAACCCTAACGGGGCCTGATTAAGTGCTTTGTCAATAGCCATGTCTATTCCTTAGTAATACGGTTCTAAGCGACGCCTAAAAAATACAGGCTCGTCCTCTTCATCTAGTACCGTGCGAATAAAGCCTCCCCTTCTGAACCGCATAAGGGCCAGAGAAACGGAGTCAACGTAGTCATCATGCTCGCCTGCTGGAAAACTTGCAACCTCATCAATAACTTCTTCTGCCCAAGCAGTATTAGGTGCCCAGACCCGACTAGAAGCGAACAGATCGGACACAGAGTTAAGTCTGGAGATCTTGTCATTGCCCTTAACAGGGGTGTACTCCTGCACAGGGATGCCCATAGCTCGTAGCTCATATATAAGAGGGGAACCACTGGCCTTTTTCTCAATAATTACTGAGTCTGGGTCCCACTCTCGATACTCTTCTATGGCCCTTCTCTTCAGTGTGGGAAACTCCATCCGATCTCGGAAGGCATTTATGAGGATGATATTGGCCTGCTCCACCCCATTATCGTCTGGTTGATAGAACACACCCCACAAAGTGCATGCCGAGTAGTCGCTACGGTTGGTTTTCTCAAACGCAGTGTCCCAACTCATGAGGGTGAACTCGCAATATGGGGGGTTTTCCTTCTCCCAGATCTGCCACCACTCACGTTTCACAATAGCTGAGGACTCAGAAGTGGGGTTTTGCTGGTACTGAGCCATCCATTTGCTGTTAGGAAGCTCTTCTTTTAACGCCAAAAGCTCCTTTTGGGACCAAAACTCAGGCCACAAGGGCTTGCCGTTCTCAAATAGCGCCGGGAACTCAATAACTTCCCACTCATCCCCGCCCCTTTGGGCGCTTGACTTCAAAACTTGCCCGGTTAAGTCCTTCTTAGACCATCGGGTCATCACTACGACGATAGCTCCGCCCGGTTGCAGACGCTGCCGAGGACCAGATGTGTACCACTCGTAGGTCTTGTCATAGATTTCCGGGTTTACTTCCGCCAGGGCAGCTTCTTGTTCCGAGTGAGGGTCGTCAATAATGAGGAGGTCCGCGCCTTTACCCGTAACAGCGCCTCCAACACCGATAGCAAAATATTCTCCAGAAAAGTTTGTCGCCCACCGCCCAGCAGCTTTAGAGTCAGCTTGTAGTGCAACGTCCGGAAATAGGTCTTTATAGCGATCCGAATCAACTAAGTTCCTCACTTTCCGACCAAATCCGACAGCAAGTTCTGCTGTGTGGGAGGTCTGAATTACTTTGCGTTGGGGAAATTTGCCCAAAAACCAAGATGGAAGTAGGTAAGAGGCAAACTCTGACTTTGTATGCCGTGGTGGCATATTAATAATTAGGCGTTTGATCTGTCCTTCAGCCACCCGCTCAAAGGCACGGGCCATCTTCTCGTGGTGCCGCCCATGAATAAAGCTAGGCCATACGTAGTTTACGTACGCCATGAAGTCGTTCTGAGCAACTTCTTTTGCTTTAGCCCGCCTAGCCTCAGCTATGAGCACCCCTACCTTTTGCCTGACAGGCTCCGGTAGGTTAGGAAGCGCCTGTTGCGCTCTAAGAAGTAGATTTGGGTCCATCGTCCGGGGCGTCGTCCTCGTCCAAATTTATGTCTTTTAGACTTTTTGGACTATTTGAACTTTTTACTTCCGTGGCTTCTATCGTCTCAACTGGCCCCAAGTACATCTCAAGGGTCTTAGCAAGATCGGTCTCAATATCTTTTACCGTGCGGTGTGTGACGTTGATGTCTATACGGTCTGAGAAGATGCCTACCCCAGCTAGTTTGCCCAGGTTTTCTAGCGCCTTCATTCTCTGCCGTGGATCAGGATCAACCGACTCCATAATCATCTTGTTGGTTACGTAGTTCCGTAACCGTCTGTGCACATCTAGTACCTCGTGATCCCACTCATTTAGGATCGCCTCAAGGTTTACTATGGTGCCGGGGGTAAGGCTCTTGACCGATGGAAGCTGTTGAGATGCAAAGATCTCATGGGACTTCTTCTTGTCCTCTTCCGTTACCTCGACATCGGCACCGTGCGCAATTAATTCCTGTACTGTTTCAAACAAAGCATGAGCTTTCTGCCTGAAATCAGTTAGCTCCTCCGGCGTGGTGTCGAAGGGAAACGGTATACCCACTTCTGGGGTGGCAACTATAGGCATGGTTCTCCGTAGCTGTTTGTGGCTCAGACGCTCGGAGAATAGGTTGTTTATATTAGATTGTCAACCTAGATAGGGTGGGGGCCGGATTTATATTTGCACCTTTAGCCAAAGGAGTACAGGCTGTTTAGCGTCGCCGAGCCGACGACCGACCCCCAGAAAAAAATATACCCCAAAAGGAAACGGGACTCCAGAAAAACATTAGGGGGGTATTCCCTATAAATTGGTTATGTTAGTTAGGGCTAACTTAGAAGGGGGGAGGGGGTGTGAAAAATGTGGGATCTAATGTGCAAATTACTAAGGCAAGGCAGGGGTAGGAGTCCCAACGAGCATTTGGGGGGGGTGGGGGTGGTCGGGGGGCCGCATGGCCGGATTTATTAACACTGTGTTAATAATTTGGGGTTTCGTCAAAATATGTTATAATATGTTCGTGGTAATTAGTTTTTAACTTAATCAATCTTAGGAGATTTAACCATGTCACAAGTTACATATCAATCAGTAGTTAAGTCCGTCACAACTGCTGTCGATTCAGAGAATAAAACCCGCGACAAATGGGTCACGGCGGGGAAAGAGGTTAGCGGGTTTTACCCTAACCGCGAAGCTGTCGAAGCGGTTAAAGCGCAATTTATCGCCGATGCAATTCTGCCAGCCATGCCTAAACATGCCGCCGCTCTCGCTGTTGATCTGCCGCGCAAGGGTTCCAAAGAGTATAACGAGTTATCAGATGTTAATAAATTGAAATGGGACAATGCGAACGAAGCAAAGAAAGCGGCGCGCGCGACAGCCGATACTATGTTTACCCGTGTCCTTAGCTACGCTTTCCCGAAAGAAAAAACCGAGTCAGCGAACCCACCCAAAACTCTCAAAACAAAACTGGTCGAAGCAATAACTGACTGTATCGGGAAAATTGAAAAAGCGGAATCGCCCGAGTTCGATGCACCGGCCGCATTAACCGAATTGCGCAAAGCTCTTGCGATCATCGCCAAGTAACAAGTTATCAGTCAGCCCCGACCGAAAGGTCGGGGTTATTTTTTTGCCCAAATTTTACATTGCGATTTTACAATGATAGTTCCTTCTGATGATGATGCAGGAGCAGATGATGATGCAGACCTTTGTTCCTCTTGTTCCGGCTTGTTCCTTTTTGCAGGAACAAGGTTTTTTGGCTTGCACAAGCCGTTCCAGCGGGATTTACCCCCCTTTGTTCCTTTGTTCTCTTAATATATATATATACTCGGGGCGCAAAAGATTTGACAAAGTAAAATTTGACATTGTAAACTGGCTTCGCAGGCTTCTCGGCATCT